CCGCACCTCGCTGCGCTCGATCGCGCCAGGCTTGTACGTGATCTTCTCGTACGACCCGTCGGCCAGGCGTACCGTCTTCCCGCGGGCTGTGATGGCCTCTACGGGCACGCCGAAGTACTCGTCAACGCCACCCCTGCCTTGCTCGCTGCGGCGCTTCAACGCCTTCCTGTGGCGCCTGACGGCCGCCTCCGAGGTGCCGTACTCATCGGCGATGGCTTGGTTGGTTCGCCGCTGATGCTGCGGCAGGGCGTCGTTCTCAAGGATCGCCTCGTCCAAAGGGGTCACTTGCCGATCTCCTCCTTGTAGCTGTTCACCCACTGGCGAAGCTTGAACATGTTGAACCCAGCCCAGTGGGCGAGCGTGTCGCCTGTGCGCTTGTCGACTACGTAGCAGATGGGGGCGGCCGTGTAGTTGTTAGCGGCGGCGAGCGCCTGTGCGGCGCTGTCATCCTTGTACCTTGTTTCCAGGTACGGGGTGTTGTTCTTCGTGAGGTACCGCTTCGAGGAGCGGCACTGCTGGCAGGACGGCTGGGACGCGATCATGATTTCGAATGAAGCCATCGGCTTGTACCTTCCGTTTTATGAGGGTCTACGTGTAGTGAGGCGGGTGGGGGTACTCCCGACCGGTTTCCCCCCACCCGCGGCGCCCATCAGAACGGGGCGCTGAACGTGTTGGACGTGGTCGGTGCGAGCGCCTGCACGCCGCCGGCCTTGTCGGCCTTCTTGACGTAGCCGAGGAGCCGCGGGAACCGCACCTCGAGAGCGGCGCCAGACTTCCCGCCGGACTCCCAGTTGCGACGAACGAGCACCCCGGTCACAGACACCTGGTCGCCCTTATGGAGGATGTCGCCGAGGTAGTTCTCCCGGTCGCCGAAGAACGTGACGTCGATGTACAGCGGGTCGCCGTCATCCTCCCACTGCTTCGTGTCCCGGTTCTGCTGCCTCCGGGTAGCGGCCAGCGCCAGCTTCAGCATGGGGGTGCCGGACTGTGCGTACCTGAGCTCCAGGTCCCTGGTGAGCGTCCCCGTGACGGTAATCTCAGCGGTCATCGGTGTTCCTTTCGTCGAACAGGTTGATGATGGTGACGAGGTCGGTGACTGTCATGGTCACCCATTGGTCCTCGGGTTTGCTGTTGCCGTGTCTCTTGTGAATGACGACGCCAGCGGCTCCTCCGATGTTCCCTGCCTCAGTATGCGCTTCCCGCGTCCACTTAGGCAAGTCCATCCGGGTAACGTTTTTACATTCGACGGCGATGCGTTTGCCTGCGAGGTGGACACCGGCGATGTCACCGGAGTCGTGGGCGCCGGTCTTGACTTGCCGGTCAACGTGGAGGCCGTACAGCCGGTCGTTGAGGTAGTCGGCGATGAGCCGCTCGAACCGACTGCCGGCGGCCTTCGCGGATCTCAGGTTGCGTCCCATGCCTCGCCCACCTCCTTCTCGACCTGGTCGTAGATGGCGGCCAGCTGCTCCCGCAGGTAGGCGCGCATCTCGATGGTGTCTTCCTGCCTGGAGGCCAGGTAGGCGTCGGCGTCGGCGAAGTGGACCTGCAGGCTGTCAAGTCCGGTCTGCCAGGATTCACGGGCGGCGATGTTGTCGACGTGTCGGCGGGCATACCAGCGGCCCTTGGCCATGTCCTCCCCGTACGTGGCACCGTCCTTAACGCCGGCACGGAGCGCGTACTTCAGGACGTTGCCGATCAGGAACGACTCCCTCTCGGTGAGGTAGATGACTTCGATGGGCCACTGCGTGTAGTGGTCAGGGTGGTTCACGTTGTCGCTCATGAGATCACCGCCATGGGCGTGCCGGCAGTGTCAGCCTGGTACTGGTCCCACCCGCCGGCGCGACCGGTCTTGACGGTCTTGGTGATGGCCAGGCCGTCCGCCTGTTCGTATCCGATGCCGCCGCCGGCGATGACGGCGATGGGGGTGTCGTTGCCGTAGCGGAAAGCGGCGTCCTGCAGCTGCCCCATGAGGCGGCCGATGGTGAGGGCGCCGGCTTCCTGGGCGGCGTAGTCGCGGACTGTAGCGCCCGTGCCGGTTGACCCGAATCCGCCTGCCCCGCGGTCGGTGTTGTCGTCTACGACACCGACCTCTACGTCGACGTGCGGCAGCGGCAGGATGATCAGCTGGCAGAGCCGTTCCTCGGTGGTAATAAGGACCGGATCGACGAGGGCGACGACCAGGACCTTCAGGTTGCCGCGGTACCCAGAGTCGATGATTCCCGCGCCGTTGGGCATCATCAGCCCCTTCGCCCCGGCAGAGGACCGCAGGACCAGCTGCCCGTAGTAGCCGTCCGGGATGGCGACCCGCACACCCAGGTCGATTGCGTACACAGCGTCCCTGCGCACCAGGCATCCCTGCCCTGCGGGTACGTGCAGGTCCAGGCCAGCGTCGGTGTCATGCGCCCTGACCGGGTCCAGTACGTTCATTGTCTTCTGGATGGTGACTTTCATGAGTGTTCCTTTCTGTTCCACGGGGACTGGTCCCGGCCCCGCGTCAGATTGTGCGGTTCCGCATGGTAGCTGTCGATGTCGCCCTCGTCCCATGCTAGTGGGGAGTGCGCACCGGCGTCAACTGCGGTCTTGTGAGCGACCTGCGACGCGTAGTTCACGGGAGCGAGGTTGCATTGGTTGCGGGACCAGGCGCATGCGATGAGGAGTCTGTCCTCTTCGGACACGTACTCACCCGCACGCCCCTTCCGCACCGCTTTCAGTTTCACGCCAGCCATGTCGGCGATCCGCTGCTCGGAGTGGCCGATCCACATGAGTGACAGGATCCGCCGCTGCACTCCGATCGGGGTGATTGTGCGGAGTTTCACTGCTCCTCCTGCGGCTCCGGGTTGACGCCGGACTCCCACTTGTCGATGACCGCGGACAGGGAGTCAGGGTCGTCCATGGATGCGCCGGCGGCCTGCGCCTGCTGCCACACTTCGTTGGCGTCCCGGCCGGACTCGTGGCAGTAGTCCATGAGGATGGTGCGGGTCATGTCCCGCTGTGTGTGGTCCTGTGCGGGCTTCTGCGGGGTGTTCTGCGCGGGGGTGGGCTCCAGTTCCTCGGGGGTGTACACGGTGCCCGCGAGGGCGTCTGACGCGCCCTGACGGCACACTTCGGTGATGGCGCGGGCGCGGAGCATCTGCCTCGGGTACTGCTGCCAGGGTCCGCGGCTGCCCCACAGGCCGGCGGCCTGCGCCTTCGCCTTGTCCCAGGTGACGGTGAACGTGTAGTCGGGGTCGTCGTCGCGGATCAGGTCCGCGGTCACAGAGTCACCATCCTCGCGGAGGCGCAGCTTGTGGCCGGCCCTGCGGACGACGGCGCCCATCAAGTCTGCGGACATCGTCATCTTGCCGCGGGCTACGACCATGGACTGCATCACCTGCGTGTACGGGACACCCAGTGCGTCACCGATGTCCATGGCCCACACAATGTCGGCGGGCTTGCCCCGGTACTCGGGGGGGATCAGCGAGGACTGGGCGACGATCTTCGCGTGCTCGATGCGGTCTGTCATTGCAGTGTTCCTTTCGTCATTGTGCCGAGGAGTTGGTTGGCTACGTCCGCGGGATGCGAGTCGCATTGGTATGGCATGTCCACGGTCGACCGGCCGGCGTGCATGGTGACTCCGGCGCGGCCTACATGGACGGTCATGAGGTCTTGGTAACCCGAGTAAATGTTCAGGACCGCAGCTTCGCTGTCGACCATGGGTTTTTCGATGAGGCGTTTGAGTCCGGGGTGGTCGCGGAGGCAGACGTCGGCGATGACCTTGGCCATGGCGATCCTGTCTGCGACGCCGGCGTAGCGGCCGATCATGCCCACTCCTCGCGGGCGTCATTGAGGGCGCGGCGGATTGCGTTGCAGATGGCGTCCTTCGTGCCGTTGGGGTCGCAGGCGTAGAGGCCGGCGGCGGTGTCGAGCACGCACAGGCCGTCGTCGCTGATGACGGCGATCATGCTGCCGCGCTCTGTGCGAGCCTCGATGCATGGGGCGCCGGAGGCGGCGACTCCGAAGGCGGCGTACTCGCCCGGGCCGAGGAGGCTACGGATGGTTTCGAGGAGCGGCATAAGGAGACGGGTCTGTGACAGCGGTGACATTGGTGATTCCTTTCAGTTGGCGGGCTTGATGGCAGAGAGGATGTCGGCGAGCTGTTCGATCAGATCGTCGGGGGTCATGGCGATTCTTTCAGCTGTGGCGAATGTTGATTGTTTGGGTGCGGCCGGTGGCCGGGTCGGTGTAGGTGACGTGTTTCCAGTCGGCCATCTCGGCTCGTTCGACACGCCGCCGGTATCTGGCGGCTGCGGCTTTAGCGGACTCGGACCGGTTGCGCATTGCGGTGTTCTGGGGGATTTTCATGACAGTGGCAGGTTTCTCAAAATGTTTTCCGCGGCAGCTTCGGCATTCTCGTATTCGAACACCGGGGCCTGCGGGAGTGGCTTATTGGACGAGGCGACAACAATGTTGAGGTCATTGTTTATGACTGCGACACCGCGCCCTGGAATCACGATTGCGAACTTCTGGACGTTGCCCATCGCGGACATCACGGTGACCGGTTTGGCTTCGGCCGGGAATCCGCGCCGGCCGATTTCCTTAGCGATGTCGTTGGCCATCGACCAGGGATTCCGTTTCTTGTGGAAGCCGAACATCAGTCCTCCTCGAGGGAGAGGAAGCCTCCGACGATCCGGCCGACGTCCTTGACGGTGGTCGGGTAGGAGATGTGGGTGCCGAGCTTCGACACGTACACGATCCGGTTGTGGTGGACGGCGACCTTCGCGGTGCAGGTAGTACTGCCGTTCTTGGCGATAGCCACGACTGCGGTGGCGCAGTGGCTGGGCCGCTTGACCTCGCTGACGACAGCGCCGTAGCCGACCGTGTTCTCTCGGACCCACTTCGCAATGAGGGTTGCAGTGTCGTTCTGGGTGGTGGTTGACAGGTACATGGTGTGTTCCTTCTTGAAGTCGTGGGGCCGTCTCTGGGGCGCTCAGCGGGCCGCTGGTGCCTGGTACCAGCCCTGGGCCGCGAGGGCCTCAGCGTGGCGGAGAGCGGCCTTCCTGCGGTTGCTGGACCGGGTGGCCTTGATGGCGATGGGCAGGCCGGCGACGAAGCCGGCAACGCCGGCCGTGGTGACGTGGCCGGCGACCAGAGCCAGGGCCGAAGCCAGGACCCAGACGATGTTGAGGGTGGCGACCCAGGTGATCAGGGTGGTGGCTGCCTTGCTGGGGGCCTGGGCGGTGGTGTTCATTTGGTTCCTCCTCGGTAGGGGTTGATCGAGCT